CCCGAATGCACCGGATGCTGTTTTTATAGCGGGACCGACACCTTTCATAACAGCACTCATAGCTTTAAATGCTCTCGAGCCGATATATGCAGCACTGGACGCAACCTGACCGACGACCGGAATACTCTGGATTGCAGACACTGCAGCTGCCTGGGCCTGTCTGATGCTTGCTGTCATATCTTCAAATGCTGCTTTTGCTGTCGCTCCCATGGTCGCAAATACACTTCCATCCGCAAGATGCGGTGTCTGGATATCTGTACCACTGTTCTCCATATTCCTTCGTTCTGCATTGTATTCTCGCAGTCGGTTCGTAAGATCTGAAAGTGCAACTCCATCCCTCTGATATTGTTCAGACTCCTGCAAGTTGGAGCCATCCAGCAACATAGAACTTCTGAGGTCTTTGTATTCTTTCAATTTGTTCCGCATGATAGACAGCTGGTTTGTGTTCTCACGGTACTGATCCGTCGGTATCATTGCTTTTCCGTTATCCTCAAGGTCTTTCATTTCACCTTTTAGATATTTCATTTCCGTTTCAACTTCTTTGATTTGCTCCGTCAGACCAGTCATTGCACCACCGTCGCCAGGCTTAAATCCGAGATCCAACCATTCTCTTTGCTTCGCAATTAACTTCTCCAATCTTGCCTGTGCATCATCATAATGAGCCTTCACTTCGCTGTAATCAGCACTCGGAACCGTCGCTTTTCCTGCTGCCTCTAATGCCTTCTGCTTTTCTTCCAGCTTTGCGTAAGCGGATTCGGTCTTTGCAATATTGGCTTCTAGGTCTTTAAACTCCTGTGTTGGCACAAAACGCTTGCTCGCATCCATGCTGTTCATTTTCTGGATCAGTTTTTCCTGCTCCATCTCTGTTTTTGCAATAGTATTGCATAACTGTTCATATTCTGGATTGTATACACGGATGCCTGCTGCGACCTGTGCTTCCCTGACATAGTCTCTTATCTGTCCGGTAGCCTGCTTCCAGATCGTACCATTGACCATATCTTTCCAGGAACTTTTTATAAGGTTCTGCATATTTTGAATCATTTGCATATTTTCGCTCATTGTCTGACGAACTGGTTCCTGAGTTTCATTCATGCTGTTGTTGATATCTGCGGCTGTACTTCTGACAATATCTTCTGTCTCTTTTGCCGACTGTCTCAGATCATCATTCTGAAACACTGGTTGTGACTGCTGCACCGCATTCTGCATATTCTTAATAGCTTTTACGGAACTGTCCGTATTCAATGCATCTTCCGGTGTTTGCAACTCACTCAGGCTCTTTTTAACGTTTCTCATCGCCTCCGACAGTTCGGCACTTGCCGCACTGCCCGGTGTTTCGATTTTTGATGTGCTGGTGTTCATCTGAGAAACTGTGTTATTCACAACGCTTGTAGCTTCTCTCATTGCCTGTTTCAGTTTTGCGTTGTTTGCCTCAATGATGACTTTCATTCTGTGCAGTGTATCACTCAATGTTCACACCTCCTTCCCTTTTCACTATTTCTTATTGATGTCTTCGTCTGTTGAACTCTGCGGCATATAAGCGGCGGTTTTCGGCAGCTGTTACAACCTGTTCTTCTTGCTTGCTTTCCTCGAACTGTTCTCGTTCTTCCCTGAACAGTTCCGGGTAGAAGTCCCATGGTTTGCGTGCTTTGTTTTCTGAATTCAAATACCTGCCGATATGCTCTGCGATGCTTTCCGCCTGTATGAACTGCTGCAGGATCTTAATCTTTGCACGCCGTCCATAACTCCGAATGCAGTCGTGGACTTCCGGGATAGACATATTCCAGAAGTCCTGCACTTTGATTCCTGCATCCAATGCATCTTCGTATAGTTTCCAGATTTCTTCGGTGACTGTTTCTGTTACAGGATCACATCTGCCTGATCCAGATCTTTCATCAGGCTCTCTGCCATCGCCGGCGTAAAAAAACCGGATACCGCCATAGTCGGCATAATTACTTTTGCCATGAAATCAAACTGATTGCCGCCTTCTTCCAGCCACTTGTCGTACAGCTTTGTTACTTTGTCGAACGTTGTACCGTGTTCCCATGGCTCGATAGCTGCCTGGGCAATCGTCAGCATAACACCAAGCGGCGGAATATCATTCGCCGTTACCAGCGTCATAATATTGGTACGGTATTTGTTTTCCAGTTTTGTGATCATACCGGTATTAAGTTTCATTTTGTGCTGTACACCTGCCACTTCCCAGTAATGAAATGGTGGTCTTTTTTTCTTTGCTTCTTCGATAGATGTTACTTTTTCTGTTTCTTCTTTCTGGAATTCTTCATCCAGTCCTTCTAATCTTTCCATTGATCGCCCCTCCTTATGACGGATCTGTAACTTTCAGATCACTGCAGATTGTCATCTTTGCTTCTACTTCAACAACTCCGTTCACACCGCCGCCCGTACGTTTTACAGACACTTCTGCGTCATATTCCGTGGTTGTGCCATCTTTTAATGTTTCTTTGAAACTAAGTACTTTGTCAGATTCCTGTGCTTTTCGAAGAATGCGATACGCACTGGTTGCCGCTCCATTTTCATACTTAAATTTGTATGTCATGTCTCCAAGATCACCAATACCATTCTCGTACTGTTTATTTTTATCGTTCAGACCGGTATTTTCTACTTTTTCTGATTCAACACCACAGTCCGGGATCTCTTTCAACCCTGGAAGTTCTTTGTAAGCACCAGCTGCGTCACTTTTTTCCTTGTACTCAAGTTTTGCTCCATTTGCCAGCATATTCTTCACACTCCTTTTCTAGTTCGGCCAGAATACTTCTTCTGACTCCATATCGATGATTGCTTCATATCTCATTACTTTATGTTTCAACCCAGATGGATCCGGGGTGTCCTGACACAGGGTACGCACCAGCCCAAGTGCTGCCAGTGCCTTGTCTACCTTGAGTGCAGATTCGGACGTAGAGCGGTTATGCCAGATATCTACACGATATCGTACATAGCTCTTTTCCTCTCCCTGTGCGGTATGTTCATATACCTTGTTATCTTCTTCGGTGTACTGCACTGCCGGAAGCTCTGCCCAGTCTTTTGGGTACTGGTCTGTTACATTCCCAAACGCTCCGGCAAGTGCGGAATAGATCTGATCTTTTACGTTTTTCATAAATTCTTTTCGATTGCCTCCTCAAAATAATGTGCAATTTCCAATTCATTGTTTTTTAGTGCCGGATATAAAAATGGTTGTGCAGCCTGTCCGGTACACTGGTAGAATCGGCCGTCCGGCGTATCCACATAAAACCACTTATACTTTTCGGCCGTCTTCCGCCCGATCATGCTTTCGTGGATCCACCAGGGCGACTGTACATAGGCATAGGCAACATCCGGTGATATCCCCGCGTGTTGCTTCTGACCTTTGGGGCCTGTGCCAAATTCCACATATTGTGCATACTTTTTGTTGGTGTAACAGATGCCTACAATCTTTTCGCTGCTGGTTTCTATCGCCGTGTATATACTCCCTCTCAATTCCCCATCATTTACCGGGCATCTTGTTTTCGCCTCAGCCTGCACTGTTTTGATACTTTTTGATACCGCATCATACATATTCACTGCTGCCGTTTTTTGAAACGCATCCGTAATTTCTTTTTTACCGATGATCACAGTTTTTCCACCTCCAGCGTAAGATAGGTGTAAGGATAAATGGCAACGACCTTATAATCCGGATCATTGCCGCCGTTTACAGAAATACCGTCATTTGCAGATACCGTCATACCTTCCTGAAACCGATATGACGGTTTGCCATTCTTGCCCGCTACTTCCGCATATTTCCCGTCAATCCTCAGGTTTCGGATAAGTGGAAGCCTGCTGCCATACATTTCTGCCTGTACTTTTCCACCGGCTGTCCACATTTCCGCCCGAAAACAAGAAGGCGGAGCATATTCTGTATATGTTCCACCCTCTGCATCTTTTTTCTGCACCACCTGGAAATGTTTGAATTCTCGAAGCCTATTCCTTTTCAGCCTCATAGGCCACACCCCCTACACGTGCCAGCCGATACCGGTTCAGCACATCATAGATCTGTTTTGGTGCATTATCGAAGTTGTAAGATTCTCCTGCACCGGTTCTTGAAGATTCCCCCTCTGTTCCCATGCGGTTGATAGCGACCACGGCAAGATCACGCACCGTTTTCTTAAGTTCCGGGATCATCTTCTTTCGCCCGGTATACGCCAGCACCCAGTCTTTCGCATCTTCCAGGACAACTTCCACCAGCTCTTCATCTCTTTCGCCAGTCAGAATTTTGATTCTCTCAAAATCAGTCATTTAGACCACTTCCTTATCATCAGCCATTGGTGATCAGGCGAGCCATCGGGATTGCTTTCGGATCGAATTTAATGCTCCAGTTCGCAGTTGCAAACAGCTGTACATCTGTAGGCGATTCAGTCCATCCTGTTTTCGGCACCGCAAAGCTGAATCCATTCGGGTGAATGGTTTCTCTCATCCTGGTGATAAGTTCATCCTGACCGCCATTCTTTTTCGGATCACGGTTCGTTTCTACCGGAACATCCACACGGCCTCTTGCGGTACGGATCACCCCTCGTCCAAACAGATAGGTTGTGTATTTTTTCAGGTCCTTATTGTCCCCTGATCCACCGACGGCGGTGCATGGCACACCATCATCAACGATAACGGTATATCCGTTGGCAGAAGCGATATTCATTGGTCGCTGAATGCCATTTGCATCGGTATATTTCCAGTATTCCAGCAGCTGCTTATTTTCCAGTGTTTTTGCAACATTGGAGTGCATGATTGCCAGGCTGAACTGGTCTTTGTGGTCTCCGCAAGCCAGAGTAGCCAGGTCATTGAGGTCTGTTTCTGCGATATTTCTTGCGGCAGATGAAGAAGAACACAGATCCAGCGTGTGCGTCTCATTCCATGTCTTAGCATTGCCGGAAGCTCCTGTGATGCCAAACACTGCATCTGTGATACCGATCAGACGTTTCTGTCTCCGTTTCTGCCAGTATTTCGCAACAGTGGCAACAATGTGTCCCATCGGGTCAGCCCCGGAAAGTTCAGCGGTGAAGTTGCGTGCAAAGAAGCCTTTTGCTCTTCCGTATACAATACCGCTCTGAGAACCGCCGCCAACTTCTGTTACCGTGATATCTGTCTGGCCATCATAATTCTGATCATCGCCATCCAGTGTGTCATAAAACGGAATGGTGTACAGATTGCCATTGCCGGCAATTCTGTTTGCAATTACCGGATCATCTACTACCGCACCGGATTCGATCATTGCTGTAAGATATGGATCCGGTGCTTCGTTCCACATCTCCATGAATAACTCATCGTCAAAAGGAATTCCAAAAATTGTTCCTGCCATTTATTATTACTCCTTTCATTTCCCGGCCAACTGTTTATACAGTTCCGGATTTTCTGTTTTCAGTTTCAGTCTCTCTGTGTATCCCATCTTGGCATACGTTTCTTTTGTTACGTTTTCCTGAGGTGCTTTCTTTGGTGGCGTTCCACCTTTCAGGCGTTCATTTACTGCTGCTTCTACTGCCTCCTGAAATGCCTTTTCTACTGCACTGATAGATTTGCTACAGGTGTCTGCATCGGTATAATTCAGTACTTCTGCCAGGCTTACCGGCAATTTTTTCTCTGCCAGAGTATTCTTGGCTTCTGCCATCAGTTCTTTTCTTGTGATCGCAGCCTCACGGTCTGAAAGCTCTTTTTCCTTTTTCTGCTGCATGTACGCAGCTTTTTCCTCTTTGTTCATTTTTGCAAGCTTCTCTGCTTCAGAAAGTTTATCGTCCGCAAGAGCCTGCCATTTCTGCTGTGCATTGCTTACTGCCGTCTCAATCGCTTTCTGCACACGGCGGTCGAATTCTGCCTGATTTCCCTCTCCTTTCAGGAAATCATCGAAACTCATCGGTTCTGTGCCTGCTCTCGGTTCTCCTTCGCCGCCTGTTCCGGATCCACCGCCATTGCCTCCTTCACCAGCCCCAGCACCGTCTCCTTCTGCGAAAATCTGTAATCTCATTGGCACTTTACAGTTGCACATAAAAAATCTGTTTTTCATCTTTCTATCCTTTCCGCCCAGCCTATCCGTTCTCACGTCCGGGCCATTCGTGTTTTATGGATCATCCTGCTTCTTTTACGTCTGGCAGAAAAAGACATAAAAATAAGACACCTGACCCCGTGCCTTAAAGGGAGATATCTGGATCACCGCCTTTCTACGGATAACCGTCTGCCATTGAACTGTACCGTGTCGCCAATCTGTGCCACTTCATCGCCAATCTTCACCCCTTTCAGTTCTGCGTGTCCGTCAATGTCCCGGTATAAGAATTTGATTGTCTTGTAATTGATCCGGCTCGCCAGCCAGTTCGGTGCAAGCCTGTCTGCGTCTTTTGTGACGGTGTAATGCTGCTCACTCTTCATAGATAATATCCAGACCGTAGGCAAGAGGTTGCCGCTTCGTGCTCAATGCGGCAACCTCTTGCCTCTTCCCAGCCTTTGCAGAAATAAGCAGCATGACAAAGGCTCATGTTTTCCAGTGATTTCGCAAGAAAACATAATGGAATCTGTACAACCCCACGTTCTTCCATAGATTTTCTACTATACCATTCATCCGTGAAAAGAGTATTTACAATTTCATATCCTTTTTCCTCTAAAACTGCAATTGCCTTTTCTCTGGTTGCCTTAATTTCTTCCTCGCTCTTTCCAGCCATTGGCTGTGATAACATTGCTTTCATTCGCTTATTCCTCCTCATGACATTTATTGTGCACTTTCTTGTACACATCTTCGTAAAGTTCCTGCTTATCACCGTTGTATGTATACTATGCATAGATACCATCACCACTCACCGTAGTAGATACAAGACATTTGTAATTCTGTAAAGTCTTGCAGCTCCATACTACGAATACGTTAGATAAGTCAATTGGCGGCGTTACCGGTGTATCGGCCAAACCATTCTTGTTGTACCAATCAACCAGTTTCTTTTTACAAACACTTTCAAAATGTGCCATTCCTGTAATAATCATGTTTTCATCCTCGCTTTCCACATTTAATGCATTTTCGTTCATAAGTGCTAGATTTATGATTATACCGTTTTCTGTACTTATGTTTACAAAAGTACTGCATTATTTTTTGAAACATCTTGAAATCACCTCCTTAAAAATGGGTATAAAAACAGCACGCATCTCTGCGTGCTGCTAAAGTTTGCTTTTAATATACTTACAATCCCGGAACTGTTTCTTTAATTCCTTTCAGGATGTTGGCTGCCTTTTTCATAAGAGAGTTGTCACTTAGATATTCTAACCCTTTCAATGTGATCACCGGCGA